GAAAGGTCGCAAAAATTTGCGACCTTAGTTTAAGCCATAGACTGCAGATATATAGGCGTCTGAATCAGTAGCATCAGCATCGCCCGTTGCGATTAATGTTTTTTCAACTAATAAATGCGTTTCATCTTTTACTAAGATACTTATTTCTTCAAGATGACCGTTTTTGAATCCATTACCAGAAACTTTAAGTCCAGCTTGATTTAGATAAATCGATTGGTCTTTTTCTGCAATATCTGTTACCCTCGTCGAATTACGAGCGCTATAGAAACTCACTTTAAATTTCAATTCACTGAATTGCTTAATACTACCTTTCAAAGTGATTGTACTTCCCTTTTTAGCAGTTCCGCTCCATAACTTTACTGGTACTGAAGTTACCCAACGACCGTGTAACTTCCCACGGTACTTCTCAATCGCAAATCCTGAACCAAGCATCGTAATCATGCCGTTCTCTTCATCCTTCATAATGGCTTGTATATAGCCATTCTCGTTGTTAGTATTGCGCGTTGGAATATTAAGTGTCGTATTATCAAAATAATATAAACCAGTTTTTGTAATATTTGCGACATCGTCCAAAGTACCTGGAATAACATTCGCATCCATTTTCGTTTGATCAAATGCATCCACTTTACGCTCAATCGATTTTTTAACAGTATCAATTGAACTTAAAAATGTATTTACTTGTTCACGGATTTCAGTCGTCATTGCTTCAAAATCACGTTTTGTTACGAGTTCATTACTAGAAATAGCTGATTGTAACGTTTTTAATTGTAAATCTAACGCCTTTGCAGTTTCCGCTTGCGTTGATATTTTTGTTTTAGTACCTTCTGCTAGTGATTCAAGTGACTGAATACCTTCCGTTACAACTGTTCTTAATCGTTCAAGTTCTTTTTGATATTCGGTAAAATAACTTTCTGAATTTACGCCAAATTCCACTCTATTTTTTAATACATTAATATTAATCTCTAAAGTGGAATCCGTTTGTTCGCCACGCATTAATTTGAAAAAGGCTTGTTGATACTGACCTTCAGCTGTACTAGCTTGTTGAGGGAAAACGTATCTAAACACACCATTTTTAGGGTCTAATACGATTGAACCTGTCGTATCAATAATTCTTTCACCATCAGGCTTAACACCTTCGAATACAGGTGTTAAATCCGTTAAATTATATGGTCGACCGTTTGACCAAACTGTAATGGTTATAGCTTTTAGCCCACCGTCACCAACCCGGCTTACAATGTATTGTTGTTTTTCTTGTTCAGAACCTTGCTTTGTTATATCAAAGAATAAATCTTGATTTGCCATTTATAATTTCACCCTTTCTTAACCGTAAAAATAGTAATAATTTTTGATTAACTCATACATGATAACCTCATGACCCAACTCATTCGGATGCAAGCCATCAACCATACATTTAGCTCTAAATGCTGGATTGTATGGATCAATTAAATCAGTATGATATGCATCAAATACAGGTACATTCAACTCTGTACAAGCTAGTACTTGCGCATTGACATAATCTTCTAACGTTAAACCGTGTCTATTTTTTTCTGTATCCATTCGTCGAATTGTTGTACCATTGACAGGTAATTGACGCGTTGCAGTCATCACGATAATATCTGCATCTTTGTTGAATAACTTTAATGTTTTAATCGCTTGATGAAATGCACCGTAAAACGTTTTTAAATCCGTTTTATCTTTACCGATAATCACGCCACCGTTAGGTATACCGCCACCCGTTAACCAATCGTCATCTGTTCCCTGCAAGATAACTAAATCAGCATCGCGAACTTTAGTCGCTTGTTCATATATACTATTCGCATTTACAGTCGACATTGTCGCACCAGAAACAGATAAATTATGAACTTTAGCACCTAATTTCTCTGCTAACATCTGGCCATAATTCTTTTTAGCACGACTACCACATGCTACAGAATCTCCAATGCATGCAATCTTTTTAACTTTTCTAATTTTAGATTTATTTGTGAAATCATACATGATTGTACCATTCTCTGTCACAATGACTTTAATGTCACTCTGCTTTTTATCCAATGCGTCTTTCATTAAATTAAAGTCTTTTTGTAACCTTTTAGATAATGATGCATGTTTTTGGCCATTTAAATCTGTTTTACTATTTTCAACTTGATTTGTAACTTCTAAAGGAGACATTTCAGGCAAAACTATTGCGCGTATTTCTTTTTGAAGTTGTTTATAATTATTTTCGTTTATAGTTAATAACTCTTTTTTGAAATATTCATCAATAAACTTTTGATCTAACGTTTTGTGCTTTTTCATAAACTCAGAAATCTCTTTAAAATTATCTTCTAAAGTTCTTCTGAATAATTCACCTACTATAACTGGCAAATTTGTTTTCATTAAAATGTCACCCTTTCTTAATACTCTAAAATTTCATGTAGTCGTATCTTGTTCGCTTTCGTACTAGAACTACTATTTTCAGCGACACCAACGAGATAAGTATCGTAAATATAGACAACTTTTATACAATGTTCAATTGTACTAGACGTAACATTTGTCGGTATCATTTCCGTTACTTTAGCTGCAGTGTGATTTGTATGATATTTAGGCACATATTGATAATGGTATAAATTATCTGATGCATCTAAACGCCAAACTAGCACAATCCCATTCGCACATTCAGATAACTTTTTAGATAATGTGACCCTTTGTGATTCAGTTGGCCATAAATTCACATTACGATTTAAAATTTGTGAGCTACTAGATGCACTAGACCCAGATGAACCTGATGAACCACCAATTACCGTTCCGGAAGGTTTAGAATTAGTATTTAATTTATCTAACTTCGCTTTATCACCAGGGCTCATTAAGCCAGCTTTAGACACTGTCGCATTTGTCAGTGTTGCAGGGTCAAATGGCCTTAATCCATCTAGTTTAGTTTTATCTGCAGCACTCATAATGCCTGACTTTGAAGTCGTCGCTTCCGTTAAAACAGATGGATCAAAATTTTCTAATCCATCTAACTTGGTTTTATCCTCTTTCGACATTAATCCGTCAATTGTCGAACTAGCCTTACCTAAACCATCTACTCCTTGGACGTGAGTCCTTGCATAGACCTCTTCGTCATTGTAAGTCATCGTTCTAATTTGTGTGATCGGCATTAATATTTACCTCCTTATAAAAAATAGACCCTATCTTAGAGATAGCGCCTGAATTCGATAAATTATTCAATTTTCTTTTATCTTCTTTACTCATTAGACCATTTTCTTGCTCTGTAACTAACGGTATTGTTTCTGGATTTATTCCATTTCCAGTGATTACTGTTTTATATGTTTTACCTCCATCACTACTAACATTGATGCCATGATTACTTGTAAAAGCTACAATTGATAAACCATTAATTGACTTGATACCTTCGATAGAAGCATTTAACGATTGGCTCATGTCTATCACGTTATTCGTCATTTTAATAGTATTATCTAACTTCTCTTTCATAGTTAGAATTGATTTTGAGCCACCTGTAATGCCACCTACAAAAGATGTTGCATTACCTATAGCTGATTCATAACGCTGGTGTCGCTTATAGTCTCCTAAAACAACATCTTGTTTAATAATTTTATTTTTGGCATCTCTTTTTGTCTTGATTTCAATCAAGCGAACAATGTCATACAAATCAGTTACCTTATCATAAAATTTAACCAAATCACCTATTTTAGGATTTGCACCTTTAAACTTTTTGGAAATGGTAAGAAAGTCTAATGATATAGACAATTTTAATGACTCATCGATGAAATCTTCCATTTTAGATCGCAATAATTTTTCGTCCCTAATTCTACCATCCTTAATAGGTGGGGCATGTATCTTTCCTAAAATTGAAGCTAATGGATGTGTAAATTCAAGTTGTAAACCTGCTTCTTGAAACTTTTCATTTTCAGAATAATCACCATAACCTCTAATGTAGGTAAACAATTCTGTACTATCTTCTTCTACAGAAATATTATTAGCGTTCACTTCGCTTGAAATATAATAATTATCAACTTTATTGCTGACAAATGGCATAATCACAAATGTTTTTGTACTAGGCTCATACTTATATTCAAGTCCGTAACGCTTCAAAGCATTATTAAACATCTCAATTCTTGTAGCACCGTCACCTGCATTTTCCCACATTAATGAATGTAGCTTAGTTTCTAATCGAAAATTATAACCTGAATCTCTAAAGACGATTGTAAAGTAATCCTCACCTTTTATACTTCCTGTGTAATTGTCATAAATACGATTGCTTTTTAAATCTTCGATATGACTTTCTTTCGCGATAATATTTACTACTTGTTTAAAACCGTTGGAATCTCTGTTTATGACATTGATTGTATATTCTAATGCATCATCGCTACCACCAACGTTTTTTACTTTCCACTTTTTACTGATAGCTTTAACTATTTCACGATTATACTTATTTTCTGTAACAGTAAAACGTAATTGCCCATCTGCACTTAATCTTTCTGTAACTTCTGTCGCAACATCTAAAAAGAATGCTTTACCATTTAAATTAACTAACTTAATCATCAAATACACCTACTTAAAATAAAATCGTGTATCAAATTCAACTTTACGTACATTTTGGTTAAATTGAAATTTGTTAAAGCCATATTTAAATTTTGGAAGTTCTAGATTTACATATTCGATTATTGGTATGCCATTTTTAGTAATCATATTACCTTCATAAACTATTAAATCGCCTGGATTTAACTGTATGCCTTCAATTGTCATAGCATTTGACTGCGATAAACTCCATGCAAAATTTTTAGTTTTCTCACCAATAATAATTGAAACTCGTGAATACATATTATGTTGTGTTATTGGTACACTCCCATAATAAAAAATACGCCCCGAATTAACATTGTTAAACGAGTACGTATGCTTTTCTCTATCTTCATAATTAATTTGCATATCAGTAGAAAATAAATTATCCAACTTCTTTTTCTGTAAATCTAAACTTGTTCCTATACTTTCAGAAAAAGGCAACTCGACGGTTTCAAATTCAAGTTCTACATTGCATTTGAATTTCTTTTGAACAGGCGTTAATACATTGGATAATTTAACATAATATCGTTTTGCTGATACAAATTCATCAACAAAACTGTCTATTATAGGCTTACCCAAATTATCAACAGGTTGATAATCAGTAGCAACTGTATCTCTAAAATCATAACCTTTAAATTTAGACTTTCTCATTTCTCTAATATAAAAAGGCTCTGTATCTTGCGTTAATCGATAAAGTAAATCTCGTTGTATTGCGTAATCAATATTGTCCTGTGCCTCAAAAAAACACAGGACATGTATTTTTCTTTTTTTGTATTTACTACCATCTAAATATCTACCGTGCAGTCCATCAACAGCGCTATATGAATCTTCCATCTCTATACTTTCAACGATAAAATCAGATACTTGTATATGATGGTCGCTTAAAGTAAAAGAGGTTCCGTCATTACGAATAATTTGCATGTCCATAATAAATACCTCCTATAATTCAAAAAAGTCATTTCTATTTGCATTCTCACCGTTAACAATCGTTGTTAAGGCATCATTATCAACATTCATTTCAATTCTTACTAATCGTTGACCTGGTCTTGTTTGTACATCATGTGTATGTTGTACTCTAGCAATAATACTGTCGTTTAAATTGTTTAGATTAGAACGTATGCCTAAAGAATCTGCATTTAAATTTGGAGTGAAAGAATCTATAATCATATTAGTTAATCTATGCATCGAACTAATAGCTGAACCTCTTCCCCCATCTATTCCTTTTACAAATCCTTCTATAACACTACCTCCCATGCTAGCAAATACTTTAGAAGGTGAGTTAATACGTAATAATGATTTCGCATGATCAATTGCATCGCCTACTGCGCCACCGACGGCATCAATCAATTGTCCTGCTGCATCTCTAACACCATTAACAAGCCCCATGATTAAATCTCGACCTGCACTAACAAATTCACCTGTAAAGTTCATAACTGCATTTAACGCATCTTGGACTTTCTGCTTAATGGCATTATAAAATTCAAGCATTTTTGATATAACAGTAGCAACAATTTCTGCAAATTTACTAGAAATTACTGACCAAATTTGTTGGGCTGTTGTACTCACAATATTATAAGCTTGAACAATTTTATCCCAGATTGTTTGTTTCAGCATGTTCCAAGTTGAAGTCGCAATGCTCACAATAGCGTTCCATATTGCTGACAAAATGCTAAGTAAACTATTAAATAATGAAGTCCCAATTGAAACGATTGCATTCCAAATTGTGCTACCAATTGATTTAATCGTCTCCCAGGCACCAGACCAGTTACCAGTAATAATTTGCATGATAAGGGTTATTATATTAAGTACTAAAGAGATAGCAGTTTTGACTATTGTAGTTATGAAGTCCCATGCAAATTGCACCACTGCAATTAAAATTTGCCAACCAGCTTGTACTATAGCCACAATTGTATTAATCGCATTCATGATGTATGGACCAAGCAAATCCCAAACTGTTTGTATCGTTTGTAAAATAAGTTGGTTATTTTCATTCCACCATTGAACGAGCATGCCCCATATTTCCATCACAAAAGCGACTATAGAATTAACTGCGTTCATAATCGTTTCTGAAACTATATTCCAGATTTCAATCACTTTAGTTCTAAATGTTTCATTTGTGTTCCATAAATAAACAAACAGTCCTACTAACACACCAATTACTGCAATGATTGCCAAAATTGGTCCTATTGTCGTTGTAAATGCTGTACCTAATACTGTTAATGCTCGACTAAATAATAATGCAACTGCTTTTAATAAACCAAATCTAGTTGTAAGTGTTATAAATTTTGTTATTAACGGAGCAAAAAATGATGTAAGACCTACAATTTGTGGAATTAACGCCATCAATAATCCACCAAATGAAATCAAAACACCTAATAATTGTGCTACGGCTGGGTGCGTTTCAAATAATTTAGCAATAAATTGAGCAACTGAATTAACAACACTTAATACTGATGAACCGATAGGTGCCATTGCAGTTCCAAAGTTTACTAGAACCATGATAATATTACCGATTAAACTTACAATTTGCGGACCATTTTGTTGTACATAATCGATAAATCTTTTGAAGCCTCCTGATTTACCGACAGTTTCAGACCAAGCTTTGAATTTACCTGTCATTTCAGATAACGCTTCAAATAGAGTATGTGAATTTGCACCAAATGCTTTAAACAAGTTGAATAAGCCTAAGAATGTATCACCAAATATTTTACCGATAATAGGTAAATTAGTTTTGACATATTCTATAAATGAATTAATTCCTTTTTGAGTAGATACTTTATTAGCCCATTCTTGAAAAGATATGCCCATGTTTTGCAAACCTTGTGACATAAATTTAAATAAAGGCATAAATTGAGTGAATATGTTGATTAAACCATCACCAAATCGACCGCCTGCATTAAGTAAATCTGCAAATATTTGTACACCTGTTGTATTTAAAGCGTTGAAAGCTTTTTTAGCAGTGTCTGATGTTGATACCCATTCTTCAAACTTTTGTGCATTTAAATCAACTAAATCTGCAACTGTAGATAAAAATGGTGTTACGCTTTTTAAAGCAGTTTGAGCGCCATACATTGCAGATGCCATTGCTCCAAATATAGAATCAGCATTTAATTTAACGATATCTTGCCATGTGTCCGTTAAACCTTTTAAGCTTTTTTCGTAAGCATCCGTCGCATCAGTAGATCTGATCAAACCATCATTAAACATACTTATAGCTGTTGCAGCCATGCCACCAAATGCTACTGCGCCTGCACCAGCAATGCTAAATGCACCTGCAAGTCCAATCGCACCTCCACCAACTACTGCTAATGCGTTTCCTATTGCCATTATGACTGGCACTAGACTTGCTACAATCGGTATTAACGCACTGAAAGATGAAATTGCTGAACCTTTAATCACATTACCTAGAATCGTTCCAAAAGTACGAATGGACTTTGCAATTCGATCCATTCGTTCCTGGAAAACATCAGACTGTCTGTTAATTACAGATAAAAAGTTTAAACCATGCTTATTAACTTTTAACCTGGTGTGTACAACGTTTGGTACACTACGCAATTCAGCTTTAAATTTTTTGATTTCTGCTTTTGCTAGCGCATCATCTATCTTAATAGCTGATTTAACAACTTTTTTATCAAGTTCGTTTAATTGTTTCTTCGTTTGAACATATTTTGCTTGGAAGGTTTTATTACTTAAATCTATAGCTGACATCACTGTCTTATTATTTAAATAGTCTAATGCTCTTTTATGTTGCATCATTTTTTGTACAGTATTTTGTGTATTTACATCTACACTTGCTACAGCTTTTTTAGAATCAACCATTCTTAAACTTTGATTTATTCTTTTTAACTTGATGTCAGCATCATTTGTGTTTGCTAATAAATGTGCTTTTACCTTTTTATTATCTATTTGTTTTAGTTTGTTTTTAGCAAGTTCAACTGTTTTATCTAGGTCTAAACTATCTGCTTTTAACTCAACATCTTTGATACTTTTAATATAATTCTCGTAACGTTTCAACAAGTTAATGCTATCTCTAATTTGTTTTTTGAACTTACTCGTTTTAGCACTTAACTCAGTACTTACTTTATAATCAGCCATTTTTATTTAGCACCTCCTTTGTTGAATTCAGCTATTAAATCATATAATGCTGCGTTAGGTTCATAATCTTCTCTTTCGCTCGCAAATCGAATAGACTTGCCTTCTTTGATGCGATTATAATTTTCTTCATAATCTAGAACATCGTTAGGCGTTTTGAAAATATATTCTTCTTTTGGTTCCTTTTTTGTGCCTACGTTTTTAGTAGCAGCTGCATCTCTTATCGCAAATGCTAATTTGTAACGTTCGAATTCATTTTTTAATTGCACAAATTCATTCGCATGCATACGAAAATTAAATTCAGTTAAAGTCATTTGATTAATGTACTCTAAATCATATATTTGTAATTCAGACATACAAATAACGACTATATCACTATAAGTCACTTTATCTTGACTTAATTTATCGTCTCTTTTATCTTCAATTACTCTTCGATGTGATCTGCTACGAGGTCGCGGGTTAAAAGTTTGTTTCCCAATTCATTAATTACAAGTTGTCCAAATCCTTTTAATGAACCATGTTCTTTAATAATGCCTTCAAGAATAGACTCCAATTCTTCTTCATTTTTAGGACGATTTTTATCACTACGAGTAATTGCAGTAATCATTTTTGCAATTCCTATGATGTTACCTGATTTTAATTTAGGGATTAACATTTCTAGACCCTCACCTAATGACACTTCCTGAATTTCTAAACCTAACTCTTTATCAATAGCATTTAATTGACCTAATCCAAATTTTAATTCAATATCTTTGTCGCCATTTTTAATCGTAATCATCTTATCTACTCCATTCATTATAAAAAATAAAAATTGAGCGAGTACTTAGCCCGCTCAATATACATCTTTTCTACTATTCTATTTAATCTGTAGAATCACTAGTTCTACCAGATCGTCCTCCACTTTCGGAAGGTCCTTCAACATCTGCTACTGGTTGTGGAATACTAGCTAATCCATCATCAGCATAGTCAGATTTAACTGTGTCATGGAATTTATAACCAATTTTATCAAGTGCATTTTTGACTGTTTCTGGAATCGTCGCAAAGCCGCGTTGCATTCGAGCAAACACCTTAAATTCTGTTTCATATTCGTTAATTCCACCAACTTCGCCTTTCATTTCAAATTTTTTGAAATGACCTTGGAAATATCTTGCTTTAAATTTATCTTTGTCCTTACCATCACCAGGTACTTTACTGTCAATAATCCAACCTTCGTATGCTACCTTATCTAAGGTTGCATCTTCTACCTCATCCGCAAAAGTATCTTTTCTACTCATTTTAGCCGTATAACTTATGGTAGATTCAGAACTGCCACCCGTTTCAAATTTACCGTCAAATGTATCTTCTGAATCACTGTCCACCTCGTGCGAAAGAGAAAACTCTTTACCAAACATCAATTTGGTAGCATCTACTTTTTTTCCACAAATTCGAAATAGCAATAACATTTCGTTAGATTTAATTTCCATTTAATAACCTCCTCGTTAAAATACTTTATATTCTACATTTATTACTGTATGCAACAATAATTCATTCGTTGTATTGTCAATAAGCGTATTAGTGCTAATGTCGTCTAGTATTAACTGATAACCCTCAAGTTCAGTGATAAATGATAAATCTTGATTTACACGCTTCTCTAAATCATCATGTTTATCAAAATATTCAGCAATTGACCACAAATGTACTTGAATAGTTACCTGCCCGCTAAACGAGTTAAACGTATCTAATGATTTACGCTCTTGCACTTCAGATAAGACAAAAAAAGGATATGATAAATCATCAGTCATTTGTTGAAAAATAATAACTCGTTTACCATACCCCTTTAAAATTTCAAACACTTTATTAAATAACTGTAATTTTGGCGATTGCATATTTTAATCGCTCCTAACCATTCAACAATCTATTTAAATCTTTATAAACTTGTTCTTTTAATGCTTGATGCATTGGAAATATAAATGGAGCTGCCTCCATATATCGAGTACCAAATTCTAAAAAACCACTGTAACCTGCATTAGAAGTTATTGTATAAGTTAAAGCTTTTTCGCTAGATACATTAATCCCTCTAGCTAAGTTACCTGTCCAATAACCTTTATTCATGACTTCTTTAGCAATCTTAACTGCTTTTTCCTGTCCTTCATAAGCATTCATTTTTAAAATTGTGTCTACATCATCGTCTATATCGTCATGCATCGTTTCAAGTTTATTGATTAATTCATCTAGCCCATCAATTTTCATTATTACCAACTCTTTCGACATAAAATACAGTGTCGTGTCTATGCAATACAGAACGTATAATCTTATATTTAACGTTGTTTACATAAGCATGACTAACAGCATCATCATGTCTGCCTTTAATTCGGATGATACTTATCTTTTTACTTAAATCACCAAATTCTAATAATAATCGCTTTGTTGAAATAGGATTTATATTACAAGGCACTGCATTGTATTCGTCTGAAATTTCATATCGGTAAAGCTCGCTTGTTTTCGGGTTATAAGATCTAGATTCTTCCAAAGAAAAAATAACTCTGTCTTTTAATCTCAATAGAATTGCACGCTCCCTTTATGGATTTTGTCCCTAGGATACAATTTATTTAGTATGTCTTCGTAAGGAGCAAAATCATTTGCTTCATAAGTACTTGAACGCCCTTCAACAGATTCAGATGTCATTCCTTCAGCACCTAAACGATTATACCGCTTCACAGATATTTCTATCACAATAAAACGTAAAGCTTCGGGAATTTGACGAACTGGAATTCTAGCTTTTAATTCTGATGTTACGTTACGGATAATTGAATATAATTGCTTGTCTTGTATTATGTCGGTAAAACCAATTCGCTCTTTTACATCTTCTAAAAAATCAAATTTGGTATAGTCAAATTCTGTGTAGTCATCCATATTATCACCTTCTAAACATTATGCGCTTGCTGGTGTATCAGTTTTTTTGTCAATTTTAACTTTAATAACAGCATCAATATTTTCTGGAAACATTTCTGTCGCAGAGACATAAATAGTGTCTGATGTTAAACGTTGTGGTTGAATGTCGTGTAAAACACCTACAAAACCTGTTGCATCTGTAGCAAATGCAAATGCGCGTGATAATTCACCTCGTGGATTTGCATACGCAACATTCAAGTTTTCAGCCACCGTCATCCACACTTCACCTTCAGGAATATCTGAGAACTCTACAATTTTTACGTTCACATAAGGCGTTAAAAGGTTAATACCAAACTGTGCACCTGTTGAATTGATAAAGCCATTTGCTAGATATTCTGCTGTGTCATTTGGATTAACAAACGCAATAGGTGTAACCTCATCGTCTAATAATATAGATAAGTTAGCACGACCTTTAGACAATGCACCTTGTAAATTATTAGCTTTCAAAACTTTTTTATTTGTACGTTTTGTGTTTTCTAATGATGATTTTAATGATCCAAAGAACTTTGCACGGAATTTTTTCTGAACATATTTAATCATTTCCGCATCTGTGCGATTAATGGCCAAGTCATAGCCATGTGATTGAATAGCTTCAGCTGATGTTGATTTACGATATTTAACAAACTTTAATTCAGCAATATTTACTTGTTCACGTGTCACTTTTGTTAACGGAATTACATCACCTTCAGCAACATCACCATTTGGCTTTTCAGAATCCTCTACTTTAAAACGATATTGTTTAAGAACTGAACCAACGTTCATTGGAATTTTATTTTGAATTTCTAAAGCTTCGAAAAGCTTATTCAATTGAATACCTAATTTGTTAGCAAAATCGATAGACTTTGCTTTACCTAAAGCTTCCACATTAATTAAATTATTTTCTACTGGCATAAATACTTACCTCCATTTTTTAGTTAAATAAATGTATGTTTTGTGCGATAGCATTTTGTCGTTCGCTATCGTCTTTAATTTCTAAAATTTCTTGCCTTGTTAAACCAGTCGAACCTACATTCTTAGGTGAATCTTGTCTTAATGCCTCTTTAACTTTTGATTGCACCATACTATCAAAAATTTTTGAAAAAGCTTCGACATTTTGCTTAGTTGTTTCTGCATCACTTGTAACGACTAAATTTAAAAGTTCATCCGTCACATTAATATCTTTATCTAAAAACATTGACCTAGCAGTAGCTTTCATGTCATTTAGCGCTTTTTCATTTCGTAAAGCATTCAGTTCATCTTGCAATTTTTGTAATTCATACTGGCTTTTCTCATCTTTATTCATCTTTGCTAATTTCTTAGCTTCTTCAACTGCATCTTTTACTTTTTTATCAACATTTTTCTTTTCTTTTGCAAGTCGACGTTCGATAATTTCATCAACTTTTTTCTGTTGTTCTGGTGTAAAAGTTACTTCGTCTTTTTGGTCTTGTTCTTCTTCAGAACCATTATCATTGGTATTTTCATTTTTTCCTTCTTCATCGGAAAAGAATTGTAAATTAAGCTTAAATTTATTTTTTTCCATAAAATATACCTCCATTTATAGTCCGTCGACTGTTTTTTTCCATGCAGCTTTTAATGTCATCAACACGTTTTGGACATAAAAAAGAAGCGACTAATCAGTCACTTCTGCTTTAATATTTTTCAGTTCTTCATCTGTAAAATCTCCAACTTTTTTATTGGATTTTTGTAATTCTCGTTTAATATACTTTAGTTCTTGAATTATTTGTTTTAAATACTTTTCTATTGATTTCATAAGCGCACACCTCTAATCATTATCTAATTTATATTTACCTTTCCTTTCTGCAAAGAATTTCTCGCGCCAATTGCCAACTACTGGGACTGTTGTACTTCGACAAAATGGATGCATGGGTGGAGCGTTAACACCTGGCACCATGTCTTTGACTTTATAAACTTTATCATTGTGATGTTTGCATATTTTAGATGTCTTTTTATCTAACTTTGCTATAAATTTATATTCACCATCGTCGCCTAATAATTCTTTGTAGCCCAACTTTTGCGATTCTGTCTGGACTCTTGCTGATTCCGTTATTAGCAATCGTTTAGCATTATGTGTTGTAGTATTTGTTTTCTTTTTAAATTCTGGTACATATTCATATGGATGACGTCCTCTTGTAACCACATTCGTTGTTATTCTTTCAACTTCACTTCTGACATCATCCATATCATTCCACAATCGAGTAGACCAATTAACCCCACCAAAATTACTATTAACAATCGCTTTAATGTTTTTATCGCTTAATTTTAGATCAGCACCCAAGATTCCCGCTTGCCGTTCCACTTCTCTATCAATTGCATTAACTAGTCCATCTTTAATCTCTTTTTCTACTTTTGCACCAGTTGAAACCACAATTAAATCCAATTGCTGCTTTAATAATTTTTCTCTTGAAACATACATTTTAGTGTTATACTTTTTTAACTCTTTATTTGCCTTTTCACTAAAATCTTTATTTTCAACATATTCTTTAGCTTTCTGTTGAAAGGGGATAATATCAAAATCATCAATTATCTTTCTCGCTTCAACTTTCGATATACCTTCACTCGTTGCGTATTTAGCATAGAAAGCACAAATTTCTTTTAGAATCTCAGAGTACATCAAAGTAATAATACGCGCTAACTCCATTGCAATTTTGGCATCTTCTTCTAATTCTAGCTGGATAGTATTTTGTGCTCGTTCTAACCAGTAATTTAAAGTATTTTCATTACTCATCTTTATCAACTATTTCTTTATTGAAAGCATCTTCATAACCTCTTGCATCGGCTGTTCTTCTTTCTTTAACTTGTTCAGTTTTCATTTTCTGTAATTCTTCTTTAGGATTGTCGATAAAGTTTAATAAAGATAATCTTGTTTCTTCTGAGACGCCATCTTGCAAAGCGTTAAATGCATCTATTGATTCCATCATTGATTTAGGCAAATTAGGTGTGAATGTAATTGTCAGATCAGCATATTTATGATTTTTCATACCTTCTAGATTAATATTATTAAACAATAATTTATATCGCTTCATTAATCCTTTTTTGAATAACCGTTCTTTAATAGATCTAACTTGTTCTAGTCCAAACAGCTTATATTTCATACTTTCACCAGATTGTATGCCTCCGAAACTCTCATCATTCAAATCAGGCGTATTGGTAAACTTATGAATATCATTTTGTAGTCGCTTTTTATATGCTTCTGAACCTGCCACATCATATTGTTTATAGATAAACTTTACATCTGCACGACCTTCTGAACCGTTATCAGTCATTGAAGGCTGTATATGTACCATATTGGCATCTCTAAAACCTTTAGCATCATCACTATCTAAGTCTACATTACCGATAATTGCTAGCATGGCATCGTTCAAATCAGTCATATAATTTGCAGTGTCCGACTGTGCTGAATCATATAAATCAATTAAAGTTATAATATTTTCAAAATCACCCTGTTTAAACTGATCATTTAAATATTCAATAATAGGAACATCTTTATAAAAATGAGGGACTTCATTAATTTTATGAAATTTACCACCTTTAATTTGTATGTTATAAATTTTGTCATTGGTATAAACTTCTACGCATTCAATCGGTGTTTTATCCACATCTGTTTTATTGTAATATCGAATGCCTGCAAGCATCTTTTTATCTAACGTTTCATCGTATACGACAAATGTATTTTTTGGATCCAGTACCTTAAAAGTGTCTTTATCGTTATAATCTCGATACACAATTTCATATGCACGACCATAAATACTTAGATTCAAAGCTAAATCACTATTAATCGCATCAGCATCATTTAAGTCATTTAACTGTATAATAGCATCATTTGTTTTTTCATCATTATGTGCAATTGTTATCGGATTACCTGTTAAGTAACCTACAATAAATCTTGATACATATTTAGCGTAGTTGTGTACTGCTCTATGATCTGCTTTTTCAGAATAGTCATCTATACGCCTTTTGCTTATTAAAATATCAGTGTTTTTATTAAGATAATATGCTTCTAGCATTTGTAAACGTGGTAATTGTTCCGTCTTGTGACGATTAATAAAATTTCTTAATGCATCTTCTTTTAATAATTCATCTATGCTACTTACTATAAAATCATCATTTGCTAGCGGAGAAAATTTACTGTTGATATTATTAATATTATATACGGTCATCTTTTCACTCCCTAAAATCGATTTTTAAAGCTTCTTAGTTGATTTACGTTGGATTTCGGTTTTCTTTTAATATGATATTTTTCTAGACTGTATCGTAAAGCATCAATAATATGATTATTTTTGTCTATTGGTTTATTGAGCCATTTACCTTCTTTATCTTGTTCAAATGTATAAGTATTAAATTCTTCTATGGCATTAACACATGAAGGATGAATAATAACTTCAAAACCCTGAATAAATTGAATACCAGGTAATATTGTATTTGCACCCTTCAATGCTCTTCTAATTCCTTTAATACCTTTTGAACGTAATTCAGCAATAAGTCTATCTCCACCAGAACCATAATCAGCTGCAATATCTACTTTTTCTAATCCTTTTGCAATGATTAAGTTCTTAATATCATCGGTTAACATACCCTTTTCATAGTGTTCATCATAAATGTATAATTTCATATTCTCTAAATCTACTACAGTACTTACAATTGTTGTTGGGTCGTTACTGAATCCAAAATCCATTCCATGTGTTTTTTCTTGTGTTCTTTTAAATATTCTTAACCAATCAAAACCTTCAACTTTAAAATTAGTAAATACTAAACCTTCAGCAACTCCCCAATCTCCATCACACACAATTTTTGCACGTCTAGGATTTTTAATATATAAATCCTCAAATCTATCTATATCTACTTGATCTAACCATTCATTAAGTTTATATGTTGTAGTATTTGAATAAACATTATTAAGTTTGGTTTCTTCGTCAAAAAAAGTTGATTTCAGCCAATGTCTTTCTGACCAGGGATTGAAAGTAACTGTAATCTGTTTAAAAAAATCTGGACTATCGTAACTACCACGAATTGATTCAACAACGGTACTGAACTTATCATAAGATTCAATTTGATATGCCTCTTCAAACCATGCCCAGCACAATATACCAACGTCAACAGTTATAGATGTGATTTTCAACGGGTCATCTAATCCCCTAAATAATATCTTTTGTCCTGTAGGCTTATATGTTATTTCTGGCATACTTTCATTAAATCTAAATAAGTGGGATACTCCTAACTGGTTTGTAGCCCACTTTAAGTCCGTATATGTTGATTGTTTGTTAGTGTTACTAAACCTTCTAACAACAAGTAAATTTGCCCAATTATATTTCATTATTCTGTATATAAAGTTAATTGCTGCTGTTTTACTTTTTTTGCTACCACGAGAACCTTTAATCACTCTGTAAAAGTTCTTATTATGCCAAAACTGGTTATAGCCACCACCTACTTTAGATTGTAAATCTAATACATCTTGCATTGTCTTAATCATCTTTCGGTATATTGTCTAGAATTGTTGGCGTGGTAATTTCTAACTCTTGTTTTTCAACAGTATTATAGCCAGTACGATCTAATATATCTTTGGCAGCCTGGAATCTAACTAATTCACTTTTAGCGTTTAGCAATTTAGTCATGGTCAATAAGGCTTTAGGTACCTTATCATTTAAATAATATGCTTGGTAACCCTTCAGCCCTAATATAAATTCTTCTTTCCTTTTCCACCTAGATATAGTTGATATGTCTACGCCAATTTTTTTCGCAATAACTTTATCTGTTTGCCCCGTATCATTCTTGATTTCAATGTATTTTTGCTGTTTTTTAGATAACTTTAAAAAGTTATTAAAATTTGCATTATTTTGCATTTTAGTCATCTCATATATCACCTTCTTGTGCTAATCGCTTTATTAAATTTGGGTATAAAAAAACGCCTTTATTAGGCGTGAAAATTCATAGAGTTGTTTATAAATTATTTTTCGTTAAATATACCTTCTAGTTCTTTTTGTATATATATTTTCAATAAATCTTTAAACTCATCAATTAGATATAATAATCGCATTAGGTCTTCATGAA